CGAGGCCTTTCCGTAGGTTAAATCATATTGTCAAACTTCTAAAATTCAAGCTGCACTCGAAATTCAGTAAGAAATCGAATCAATCGGACGACAGGCGCTAGCCGTGTTCGTTATCGTGCAGTAGGCGGTCGTGCGACGAATCGTGCCGGTCGTGCACGCGACATTCGCGCCGCCTTTGGCATGGCAACAGGTTAATCATGACCCCGATAGACCATGCAAACGAAGTGATTGCCTCTGTCCGTCAAAAAACGGACAGGGCGATCCTTTTTTATTCATGTGGCAAAGACAGCGAGGTATTGCTCGACCTAATGGCTCCGCACTTCAAAGAGATCGTTTGCGTGTTCATGTATTTCGTCAAGGGCCTCGACCACATTGACAACTATTTGCGAGCAGTCAAAGCTCGTTATGCCAATGTTACCATACTGCAAGTCCCCCATTGGACGTTGACGCGTGTTTTGCGTTGTGGGCTATACTGCATTCCTAACCCCAATGTAAAGCTGTTATCGTTGAAAGACGTTGATGAATCCGTCCGGATGAAGACGGGAATATCTTACTCTTTCTATGGAATGAAGCAGTCGGACGGAATGAATCGCTGTCTTATGTTGCGCGGATACGAGAACGAAGCTATAAGCAATACGAACAAGGTATATCCTCTATCCAAGTGGAAGAAATCGGACGTCATGGCCTACATCAAGGCAAAGAAACTGCCTGAACCCATATCCTACAACAAGAACAAATCGCAAGGTCTGACGTTTTTGCCGGAGGTATTCGATTACCTCCGCCGGCATTATCCGCAAGACCTCGAAAAGATTTACAAAGTATTCCCCTTATCCCGAAATATATTACTGCGATATGACGAAGAGAAAAGAGCAGCAGCCCAAATACAAGCAAAGTGAAACGGTCGTAATCAAGCGATCACAAATCAACTTTGCTCCATACAATCCACGCAAAGAAGACCCTGAAGTCATCAAGAAGCTCAAAAAGAACTTTAAAACTGTCGGCTATCTGGGCGGTATCGTATGGAATCAGTTGTCATCTTATCTGGTTTCAGGGCACAAGCGCGTACAGACGCTTGACATCATCAACAATTACGACGGGACACCTGAAACGGATTATGAGATCAAGGTAGAAGCTGTAGAGTTAGACGACAAGACAGAGCGCGAACAAAATATCTTCATGAACTCGCCCTCCGCAATGGGAGAATTCGACATGGAGAAAATAAAAGTACTTGTACCGGAAATAGACTATAAAGCCGCTGGCCTTTCTGAAGCAGACATGAACATATACGGTATATCCGTCATGCAGGACGAAATAAGTTCAGAACTGTCTGATACGTTAGGTGATTTCGAAGAGATACAACGACCGTTTGAGGAACGCAAGGCCGCGGTAAAGGAGATGAAAGAACAGATTCGTCAACAGGCAGAGCAAAAAGCGGAAGACATCGAATCCTATGTAATGCTCAACTTTAAGTCTTATAGGGCGAAATCATCATTCATGCTTCGGTTCGGGTTCAGGCCAGACGACAAAATAATCCCCGGCGAAATGTTCTCGGATATGGTTGAACGGGTCGAATAACGACAAAAACGACAGTATAAAAAATGGCAATGCCCTCCAAAAAACCGAAATTAGATACCTTTCGCAAGGTTGCAAATGCTTGCGGCGGTATTTTGTCAGACATAGCTGCTAATTTAGGTGTAGAGCGTAGCACAATTTACACATGGTGCAATGATGATGAGCAATTCGCCCAAGCCCTCGAAGATTCCCGTGAACGGTTCGTTGATTTGGCCGAAAGCAACCTGCGTAAATTGGTTGCCGGCGTTCCGGCCATCGAAAAGGACGAGAATGGCGAAAAGAGATTTGCCGGTTGGATCGAACGTCCCTCCGAAACAGCGATCATTTTCACTCTCAAAACACGCGGAAAAAAACGGGGATATGTAGAACGTCAAGAGGTTACAGGAGCAGATGGTGCCGAACTTATTCCACCTCGCACTCTCTCTCCCGAAGAGGCAAGACAATATGGGTTAAAACTTAACGAAGAGTATTAACGCACTACTCCGATTCGCGACATAGACATAGAGCGTACCTTCTGTCTTTCCGGTATGCTGAATTTCACCCGTTACATGTTCAAGCATAAGACGGGGATGCGGTTTATTGTCGGCGATCATCATCGCAAAATATGCGAAGCTCTTGACAAAGTCGTCCGTGGCGAAATAAAGCGTCTTATTATCAATATTGCGCCACGATATGGCAAGACCGAACTTGTCTCTAAGAACTTCATCGCCTACGGGCTGGCGTTAAACCCCCGCAGTAAGTTCATACACCTATCATACTCCGATGATCTTGTTCTCGACAACTCGAAAGAGATCAATGAAACGGTACAATCAGACTACTACCAGCGGCTTTTCCCTGAAGTAGTCGTCGAAAGCAAGAATGCTAAAAAGTGGTATACATCCGTCGGAGGCGGACTGTATGCAGTAAGTGCAGCAGGACAGGTTACAGGATTTGGTGCAGGTCAAGTAAATGATCCGTATAGGGAGCGGCGCGAAATGGGTGATTTTATTCCTGCGTGGGAAAGCGATTTTGCGGGAGCTATTGTTATCGACGACCCGATCAAACCGGAAGATGCACTATCCGAAACGATCCGCGAGCGGGTGAACAATCGCTTTGAATCGACTATCCGCAACCGCGTGAACTCGCGCAATACGCCTATCATAATCATTATGCAACGGCTCCATGAGCACGATCTATGCGGCTATCTTCAGGAGATCGAGCCGGAGGAATGGACGGTACTTTCGTTGCCCTGCATCTGGCATGACGAAAACGGACAGGAACAGCCTCTCTGGGAATTTAAGCATACGCTGGAGGAACTGCACAAAATCGAGAGATCGAACTCATTTGTCTTTGAAACGCAATATATGCAGAACCCGAAGCCGCTGGAAGGTTTGATGTATGGAGAGTTTAAGACATACGACATAATTCCATATGCAGCATCTATGAAGCGAAAGAACTACACGGATACCGCTGATACCGGCAGTGACTATCTGTGTTCTATTTGCTATACGGAAACTCCCATCGGCAATTTCGTGACGGACATTTTATATACACAGAAACCGATGGAATATACCGAGCCGGCAACAGCCGAGATGCTGTCCCGAAACAAGACGGAGATCTGCTACGTCGAGAGCAACAATGGCGGCAGGTCTTTCGGGCGCAATGTTGAGGCGCAGTGCCGAATAATCGGTAACAACTTTACATCGTTCAACCCATTTACGCAGACCGCCAACAAAAGGGTGCGTATTTTCACGCGATCGAATGAAGTGCAAAACCTTATTTATTTTCCGACCGGATGGGAGCACAAATGGCCGGAGTTCGCCTCGCATGTCAAATCATACCGTAAGCAGCAGGAGTTCAACAGCCATGACGACGCCGAAGATGCCCTGACCGGAGTAATCGAAAAGCGGGGGTATTTCAACAATGAAGAAGATTTAGACAAAGAGGATTTAGGAATTTGGTAAAAAGTACGGATATGGGATTTATGGACAACCTACTCAATGCGATACGCAATAAATATCTGAATGCAACCGGTGCAGAACGTGATCTGCTTACGCTTATCAAGGACAAAGACATTACACAGGCTCAAACACTTATGCAGAATCGCGATACGGAGGTTTTGCAGGCGATTCAGGAATATAACCCCGAACTCCACCGTATTATGCGAAAGGCCGATAAGATGCGGAAAGGCCAGGAGCCTTATCGTACCGAGAAGTTGCCTCGTGCACGACAGAAGTACATCAATGAGGTGGAACTATTCTTTCTGCTCGGGAATCCGATACGATGGAAGAAGGTGAACAACGAAGGTTCGGACGAGGCTTTCGAAGCATATAATCAATTTTTGCAAGATACACGATTCAACGTTTCCATGCGTAAAGCAAAACGCATTGCGGGAGCAGAAACTGAATGTGCCAAGCTCTACCACATCTATCGGGACGAGAATTTCCAACCGCAGGTAAAAGTTGTGGTAATTTGCAAGTCGAAAGGATACACCCTACGTCCATTATTCGACCTATACGAGAACCTCATTGCATTCGGGTCTGGGTACAAGAATAAAGGATAAATAGTTGATAATAAACTATTTATCCTTTTCTTCTTTTTAAGAATGTTCCCATTTTGTTCCCGTATAGGATTCTATTTAAAGCGAAATTTAATTGGATTCAAATTCTGTCTTACGAAAATTAATATATTATGAATAAGCAAACGATAATAAACCGTTTAGAAGCGTTAGACTTAAGCCAATACCCTTATTTTGAAATAAAAGAATTGATACGTGATTTGGGTAAAGTTGGATTTATTATTTTTACGCTACATCCCGGCAAAACAATCACAAGGGCACGTTGTGATGGAAACCTAAAAACAGTTTCGGATTTGTCATATAAACCCCAACAATATAATAAACAGTGCCAAAGAGCTAGTACACCTATGCAAACCATGTTTTATGGATGTATTGTTCCAGAAGAACAAAACATTATAGATACCCGGTTTATTTCTGCATGTGAAAGTTCTTCCTTGATAAGAGGAGGTGTAGGATCAAGCGGACAACAAACTATCACATTCGGAAAATGGGAAGTTATCGAGAATATACACCTTTTAGTTGTTATACATAAAGATTCTTTTTGCAACGCTGACAATTCTTTACTTGAAGAACTTAAATCAGCATATGATGTTTTTCTAATGAAACACCCTGATTTTGCTAATGATATAGACATTTCAGCTAAATATTTTGCCAAAGAATTTTCTAAGAAGAATGAAGAAGGAGCTGATTATAATTATCTTATATCAGCGATATTTACGGAAGTGGTTACAACTGATCATGCTCTTGACGGCGTTATGTATCCCTCTGTTCAGGCAGGTGGACAATTAGGATTTAATGTTGCAATAACTCCCAATGCCGTAGACAAAAAAATGAAATTGCTTGTAGCTTATGAAACACAAATTAAAAAGACAGGAAAGGAGGTACATATTGGTGGCAAAAGTAAAAAAGGGACAATCTTGCAAAATTCCAGCATTTCATATAAAGATATAATTGAATAGGAATATTGTTTTTAACTTATATCGTTAAAATCCAAATCCTTTTACGCTTTTATTGTGCGCATTTTGTATCTTTGTAAGCGGATTGAGGAAACTCTCTCCAAAACATATTAGAAATTAAGAAGCGTTATGCTTATCTTGTGAATTGGAAACGTAGGAAATTTCACAATTACACACAAGGGTGGCATAGTGGTTCTCACGCT